TTTTCGGAGGCGTGAATCACGCAGCGCAACAGAAATCAATGCATCCTGACCCTAGCGGCGCGATCCTACTCAGACTTTAGTGCCGCCGGAAAATCCGGCAGGGTTCAGAGGCTGCATGCGTCTGAAGCTACGGTCCGGTTCTCTTTGCGTATTGGATGCAGGCATGAGGAGCGAACGTCTCATGCAAGGCATTGAAAGAGAGGTGAAAAATGCGTTGACAAACCTGCCCCCCTTGACGCAAGCTTCAAACATCGCAGAGGTGCGCCCGGAGAGAAATCTCGCGGGCGCTTTTTGGTTTCTGGCGCCGGGCGGCAGGCCAGCGCAGCGCATCCTCATATCTCCCGCGCGAACCAACGGATGCGGCCAATGATGCGGATCTCGTCGGCAGTGCGCTCGTAGGCGGGGTAGAGCTGGTTGTCCGAGATTACCCGGACGGCTGGTGGGTCGCTGTTGGGGATATGTTCGAGGCGCTTTGCCACCAGGCCCATGCCGTCGTCGAGGACGAAGATGCCGGGGGGGCTGGGGAACTGGCGGGTCATGTCGACCAGCACGGCATCCCCGTCCTGCAGCGTCGGGACCATGCTGTCGCCTTCGACATGCATGATCCGGAGCTGTGACGGGCTGGCCTTCAGCTTGTGGCGGATCCACGACTGGCGGAAGTGGTAGGCGCGGCCGGGTGTGTCGCCGTCCTCGGTCACCACGGCACCGCCGCCCATGGCGGGGCGGGGCGTCGCATGCGCGATCGCCACGAACGTATCTTCGGGGGTCTCGGTGAAGGGGGAGGGGCCCTCGATCTCGCCGATACCGTGGATGAGCCACTCGCGATCCACCTTCAGCACGCGGGCGACGTCGGCCAGACGGTCGATGCTGGGGCGCGAGGATCGTCCGCGCAGGATGTCATAGACGAAGGAGCGGTTGACCCCGGCCATCTCGGCGACGTGGGCCGGTGCCAGGCCGAGCTGGTCGGAGCGGGCCCGCAGACGGTCGGCCAGGGTGTGATGTTCGGTCATCTTTTCCCCAAGGGGCTGTGGATAGAGTGGGATATGACAGGATTGAATTGGGATCGTCAAGCGGCTAGAACAAAAGCCAAACAGATTGCATGGGAATCGGGGGCCCGGATGGAGATCGAGAAGGCATATTTCACCCTGCCGGAAGTCCTCGCCCGCTGGTCGATGCCCGAGGTCGACCTGGTCTATCTGGCCGAGAACGACCAGTTGCGGCTGTCGGTCCGCATCCTGAACCTGCCTATCGAGTTCGGCGACTTCGAGGAGACCGACGATGGCCGCTGCTTCTCGATCCCCACCGAGCGGTCCTTGTTCAATGGGCTGCTGGACCTGCACGTTCAGGACGTCTTCCAGCTCTTCCGCCTTGGCGAGGTCAGCATCACCCGGTTCCGGACAGCGAAGGCTGACTATGCCTGCTTCTACGGTTCCCGCGAGTGCCTGAAAATCCGCAAGCCGGATCTGGTGTTAAGGCGCGAAGAACGCGACCGATTCGAGGCAGCGACTGGCTTTGGCGGAGCCTCAGGCGTGAAGCCCGCTTGCGGGTTTCACGCCTCTGCCGACTATCAGAGCGTCCGCTGCAATGGCCGGGAGTTCCGGCTGGGTCCGATCCAGGCACAGGTCGTGCGGATCCTGCATGCGGCGGCCAAGCAGGGCGATCCGTGGCAAAGCGGCAAGGCGGTGCTCTCCCAGGCGGGGTCGCGCAGCCTCAAGATGGCCGACGTCTTCAAGTCCAAGAAGGACTGGCCGCTGCTGATCGAGTCGAACGGCCGCGGGGCCTATCGCCTCGCGGGACTCTGAGTCGGGCCCTTTGCGCGTCCCCACCGGATCCCCTCTGAGGGATGCACCGGGGGATGGAGGGGGATAGCGATCCCACCGACATGCGATTCACCCCATGATTGAAACAGTCCGGCTGATCCCCCGCCGTATCCCACTCTGATCCCGACGACATCCCCACATCGCGCCGTGCATCTTTCTCCCGACGACACACCGGGAGAGGACGATGCAGACCAGAACCTGCCTGAACCAGACCGAACTTGCCGCACGCTGGAGCATTTCGGCGCGCACCCTTGAACGCTGGCGCTGGACCGGCGAGGGCCCGGCCTTCCTGAAGATCGGCGGTCGCGTGGTCTACCGGCTCGAGGATGTGCTGGCCTATGAACAGGCCCGCCAGCGCCGCAGCACTGCGGATCGGGGCGCGGCATGATGGCCCGGCATTCCATCCTCCGCGCCACCGGCGTCGTGTCGATCTTCGGCGCGGGCGGGCCGACGCTCGACGAGGTCGGGCTTTCGGCCTGGATCGCGCAGGCCGCACCCGGTGAGACGCTGGTCTACCATCGCGGCTTTCTCGCGGTCGACGCGACCTCCGTCATCTCGAAGCTGCCCTCTGAACAGAAGCGCGCCCTGCGCCTGGTGGCATCGGCCGCCCTGCGCGCCGCCGAGCAGGGTCTTGTCCACCTCGTGCAGGCCCGGATCGGCCCCGACCAGTTCGCCTACATCGCCATCGCCCGGGCCAGACCCCGCCAGGCCGGTCCCGCCCTTTCCATGCGCCTTCTCGATGCCGCCTGACCCTATCCCCTATCACGGAGACCCCCATGACGTTCCCGCAGAACACCCCCAGCATTGATCAGTTGATCAATCTGCCCGCAGGCGAGATTGCCCAGCTTCCCGTCGAGCTTCTGGCCGCGCTGCAGCGCGAGATCGACGCTGCCGCCAAGCAGATGAAAGCTGTCACCGCGCGGTTCTCCGCCGCGCTCGAGGTCCGCTATGCCGCCCGCGCCGCCGAGGCACGCCGCGCCTGTGGCAAGGACACTGGTACAGTCCGCATTGTCGATGGCGATTTCACAGTGGTCGCCGACCTGCCGAAGCGTGTCGAATGGGACCAGACCAAGCTCGCGTCGATGGTCGAGCGCATCCGCGCTGCGGGTGAAGATCCGGCCGAATATGTCGAAATCAGCTTCAAGGTGCCCGAACGTGCTTATGTCGCCTGGCCCGAGGCGATCCGCCAGGGCTTCGAGCCCGCGCGCACCGTCAAGACTGGCACGCTGAAGATCGACCTGCTGCCGCAGGAGGATCGCGCGTGAGCCTGCCGATCATCACCGCCGATCAGCGGTTGGCCGAGCCGCGCGGCATCAAGGGCTGCATCTTCGGAAAGTCCGGCATCGGCAAGACCAGCCTCCTCTGGACGCTCGACCCGGCCCGCACGTTGTTCATCGACCTCGAGGCGGGCGATCTAGCCATCGAGGGCTGGCCGGGTGACAGCATCCGGCCGCGCACATGGGCGGAGTGTCGGGATTTCGCGGTCTTCATCGGCGGGCCCAATCCGGCGCTGCGCGACGAACAGCCCTACAGCCCCGCGCATCATGCCGCCGTCTGCCAGAAGTTCGGCGATCCGGCCGCGCTCGATCGCTACGACACCATCTTCGTCGACTCGATCACCGTGGCGGGGCGGCTCTGCTTCCAATGGTGCAAGGGCCAACCCGAGGCGGTGTCGGAAAAGACCGGCAAGCCGGATGTGCGCGGGGCCTACGGGTTGCACGGGCGCGAGATGATCGCCTGGCTGACCCACCTCCAGCACACCCGGGGCCGGAACGTCTGGTTCGTGGGGATCCTCGACGAGAAGTTCGACGACTTCAACCGGCGCATTTTCCAGCCGCAGATCGACGGCTCGAAGACCGGGCTCGAGCTGCCGGGGATCGTCGACGAGGTGATCACCATGGCCGAGCTCAAGGCGGAGGGCGGCGATCCCTACCGTGCCTTCGTCTGCCACACCATCAACCCCTGGGGCTTTCCGGCCAAGGACCGATCGGGTCGCCTTGGTCCTGTGGAAGAGCCGCATCTCGGCCGTCTGATGGACAAGATCCGCGCGCCCGGCACGCCCGCGCCAAGGCGCCTGACCTTCACGCCGCCCGCTGAGGGCGCGGCCGATCACCCCAATCCGCAATCCTGATCCGCAAAGGACACACCCCATGGGTTCCTGGAACGACTTCAACGACGCGCAGTCCAACACCAACCTCATCCCCAAGGGCACGCTGGCCAAGGTGCGGCTGACGATCCGCCCCGGCGGTTTCGACGACCCGTCGCAGGGCTGGACAGGTGGCTATGCCACCCGTGGCTCGACCGGCGCCGTATACCTGAACGGCGAGTTCACGGTGACCGAGGGCCAGTACGCCCGGCGCAAGATCTTCACGCTGATCGGGCTTTACAGCCCGAAGGGGCCGGATTGGGCGAACATGGGCCGCAGCATGATCCGCGGCATGCTGAACTCGGCGCGCGGGATTTCGGACAAGGACCAGTCCCCGCAAGCGCAGGCGGCGCGCCGGATCAACGGGCTCGGGGATCTGGATGGGATTGAGTTCCTCGCCCGGATCGATGTCGGCACCGATGCCAGCGGTGATGACAAGAACGAAATCCGCAGCGCGGTGACGCCGGACCATCGGGATTACGCCCAACATATGGGGTTGTCCGCGCAGCCCGGCTACCACCCGCCCGCGCAACCCGCGCCGCAGCAGCCGGTCCAGGCGCAGCCCGCGTCACCGGTGCCGGGTCGGCCCTCCTGGGCGCAGTGAGGGCCTGACCCATGCGCCTTCGCCCCCGTCAGAGCCTCTTCGTGGAGCGCAGCCTCGCTGCGCTCTGCGATCACGGCAACACCCTCAGCATCGCCTCGACGGGCTTCGGCAAGACCATCGCCCTGTCGGCGGTCGTCGCGAAGTCCCTCGAGGGCAGCGATGCAAAGGCCTGCATCCTCGCGCATCGCGACGAGTTGACCGCGCAGAACCGGGCGAAGTTCGCCCGGGTCGCACCTGACATCACCACCTCCGTCGTCGATGCCGAGGCCAAGAGCTGGGCCGGGCGTGCGACCTTCGCCATGGTGCCGACCCTCTCGCGACCCGCCAATCTGGCGGCGATGCCCGCGATCGACCTTCTGGTCATCGACGAGGCGCATCACGCAGTGGCCGACAGCTATCGCCGGATCATCGATCATGTCCGGGGCGCCAATTCTGCCTGTCGGATCTTCGGCGTCACGGCGACACCCAACCGGGGCGACCGCAAGGGGCTGCGCGAGATCTTCGACAATGTCGGCGACCAGGTGCGGCTCGGCGAACTGATCGCCTCGGGCCACCTCGTTCCGCCCCGCACCTACGTCATCGATGTCGGCGTGCAGGACCAGCTGCGCGCCGTGCGCAAGAGCGCCGCCGACTACGACATGACCGAGGTCGCGCAGATCATGAACCGCGCGCCGGTGACGGACGAGGTCGTCCGGCATTGGCAGGAAAAGGCGAGCGAGCGGCCCACCGTGGTCTTCTGTTCCACCGTCGCCCATGCCGAAAACGTCGCGGCGGCTTTCAACGGCGCAGGCGTTTCGGCCGCGGTCATCCATGGCGATCTCGATGCCGGCATGCGTCGCCGGATCCTCGCCGCCTATGCCGCGGGCGAAATCCGCGTCATCGTCAACGTGGCCGTGCTGACCGAGGGCTGGGACCATCCGCCCACTTCCTGCGTCGTGCTGCTGCGGCCGAGTTCCTACAAGTCGACCATGATCCAGATGGTCGGGCGGGGCCTGCGCACGGTCGACCCCGAGGAACACCCCGGTGTCGTGAAGACCGACTGCATCGTGCTGGACTTCGGGACGTCGAGCCTGATCCACGGCACGCTGGAACAGGATGTCGATCTCGACGGCAAG